TTGGCGAAATACCGCTCACAGTTGGAGAAGCCGATGGTGCGGTCGTTGCCGTACATCTCCACGAAACCGCCCAGATCCATGGGCTCCCAGACGTTGTTCTTGGTCTGGCCTTCAACCTTGATGCGGAGGCGGGTGTTGTCGCCGTCCTTTTCCTCGGTGGCATGGAACACGACAACGATGTTCTTCTTCAGCTCATAGAAGCAGTAGTCCATCAGCCGGACGAACTCACGGCCTACGAAACCGTAACCTTTGAGGGACAGGCTGCCATCGCGCTGGCCGTACTTGGGATTCTGCTTGATAGCCCACAGACCCATCAGGGAAATCAGCTTACCGGCGGTATCGAATACCAGCGTCTCGAAGTCGTTGAGGTTCTCCGGCTTCAGGTCGTTCAGGATCTCGTCATAGCTGCGGGGCTGGATGTACGGCATACGGTAGCGAGGCTCGATACGGTCAATGCCAAAGTCGCAGTCGATGTGCAGCGGGCGGGGTGCGGACAGGGCCAGCGTGGACTTGCCGATGCCGGGGTAGCCAGCAATGAGCATCCGAATCTTCTTTGCGCCGTCCTGAATGTCGTTGGGATTGCGAATCATAATGTTTACTCCTTTTCAGTTGATAGGCTTACTTGCGGAACATGACGTACTTGCCGGTGGTACGGTTGACCAGCTCCATGAAGTCTGGGCCATCCCGGACACAGAGGTACAGGCGGAAGTCCCAGCCCTGTGCGGAAAGAGCCTCTTTCTGCTTGCGGGTCAGCTTTTTGCCTCTTACTTTCAAAAAATCACCCCCTCCTCGGCCTTGTTGACAGCGATGTTCAGAGTGATGGTCTCCCGGCAGCGGAGGCCGAAGTTGCCGCCCGGGCCGAACATCTTGGTTTTCTTGAACTCCCTTGCGCTGTACACGCTGGAGCAGTTCAGGATATTGGGAATGCGGTCGGGATGCACTGCCCGGAATGCCTGACACGCCATCTGGTAGTTTGGTGCCCAGACCACCGTCCATCCTCCGCAGTACGGCTGAACATCATCGGAGCCGTAGGTGAAGTAGAATTTTTCCAAATCCATCACTTGGCCTCGCTTTCGTCCTTGATGCTGATGCCGAGTGCAAAGAGCATAAGTATCAGGCCTGTTTCATCATCTTCGGTCAGGCTCACAAAGTCGCGTTCTCCAGCCACGAAGCCCTCGCGGAGAATCACAGCGTTGCCCGCGATAGGCTGACCGTGTTCCGGCGTACCGTAGATGACGCTGGCAATGTTATTGATGGCAGAGCCTTTCAATCGCCCCTCGTCATCGACCACCATGCACAGCCCTTCCGGAAGATACTTGGGATGAACCACCTCGATGTATCCGCCGACTTCTTTCTGGAGGCTGTCCAGCAGCGGTTCGCCGAAGTCCTTGAACCACATCCGATTCTCGGTGTCAAACACCAGACCTTTCATAAAAATCACTCCTTTCTGTTTGTAGGCAAAATCAAGCATAAATGAATTTCTTCGCATTGCAGTTGCTTTTCTTTGCCTTTGCGCATCAGTGCGGCTCGGCTCTTTGCCTTGCCTTCGCCATGCCATGGCTGCGCCTTCCATTTCAGTTCGCCGCCTTTGCCGTTCTCAGCGTGTCGAAGCCGCTCCTTGCCATTGCGTTGCGGAACACCGCAAGGCTCCACTTTGCCATCGCTTATCGCCTCGATGCGGAACTATGCCCTTGCGTTTCATTTCATGGCGTTACAGAGCTCTGCCCTTGCCGCGCCTTTCCTCTCTAGGCAATGCCCTCGCTTTACTCTGGTACGCTACGTTTTGCCTAGCCCTTGCAAGGCTCATCGCATCCATACGAAGCAATGCCGTTGCTCTTCTACTCGAAACGGTGCTATGCAGTTGCAGCACAAGTCATGTCGATGCTCTGCCGCTGCAAGGCGTTATGGTTCGTAGCTAAACAGTGCCATCGCCTTACTCGGTGATTTCATAGGAGAAACGGCCTTTGCCAGAGTTACGCCACTGGCCGATGCCACGAAGCTGACCATATTCCAGCCATTCCAGCACAGCCTTTTCGTGGGCATCGTCCATGCAAAGAACCTCAAATTCGCAGGTGCTACCTGCCGGAATTTCTTCACTGTTGGCAAGGATCACACGCTCGCCCTGTGCAGTTTGGGCACGGAGAGGACGCTGGCACTCTCCGATGTTCCCGGTAAAATGGATAGGAATCATCCGAGGCTGAACGAAAATCAGGCCATCAATGACCTTTTTGTAGGCGGTAATCTTGCCAGATTCATTTACGGCCTTTTTCTTGCCAGCCTCGGTCTTGCCACCGATTCTGGAGAGCATACCGCAAGAATCCTTGAAGAATCCCTTGACCTGATAGTCGTACAGAACAGGCTCTCCGTTCTCGTTGCGAGGAAAGACAGTCATGCCTTTGTCGGCTACGGCATCTGCGCCCAGCGCAGCCACTTCATCCTCAACGGTTGCGGCATCAGGTGACTTGCTGGCGATGAACTCGCGGGCGATGTTCTGGTTGCTGGGCCATGTACCAAGCACAGGTTCGACAAACGTGAGTTTGACTTTGATTTTTTTCATGCGATTACTCCTTTTCCGGGAAGCATTCGTTGACTTCCCATGCGTCTACGGCCTCTATGCAGCGGTCGCAGCCTACGATTGTTCCATCCTCGGCGCGATAGATGGTATCGCACCGCTGGTGGCAGATGGGGCACACAGGAGGGTCAGGGTAGCCAGCCTCCGCATCAGTCCTCGGATACAGCATCCAGCACCTCCCGGAGCGTCCGACCCATCCAGCGGCCTACGCCGTCCAATGTGCCGTTGTTGTCCAGCCAGACGAGCACAGCTGCAATAGCGGCAGTCAAAACGAACTGCGCCGCCGGGAGCCGGGCTGCTGCCTGTTCAGCGGTGAGGCCGTACACGGTCATCAGGATTTTCATCATTCTGCACACTTCCTTTCAGCTTTTTTCGGGCAGCTCGCCGGACTTCAAGTTCAGCCATCAGTTCCGGGTTCTGCTGGAACCATTTGTGGTATCCGAGAAACACGCAGCCGATTCGTTCTGCGACCTCTGGCGGTATTTCGTCCACGTTGATGTGAATGTTGGCGTTCATTTGGTCCTCCTGTTCAAAGTAGGCAAAAAGTCTACTCACAGAGCAAAAAAAATCTGCTCCATCTCCTCCATTTCAATGTGGAGCAGCTCACACAATCCCTTAATTTCAGGAGCCGTAAAGTCGGTTTTGTTCCTGATTTTGTTCAGGAATCCCTGATATGTAAGGCCAATGCGATCTGCAACATACTTCATCTTGTAGCCGGAGGCATCAATCTTCGCTTTAAGCAAAGTTGCGTTGGTCATGGTAGATTCACCTCGCTTTCTGTTCGGCGTAGACTGGCTGTCTACTGGGCGTATATTACCACCTCGTAGGCAGAATGTCAACTATTTTTTTGGAAAATCTGAAAAAATGTTGACCTAAAGACTACGCCGTATTATAATTGCATCAGAAGATTTTAGGGGGATACAAAACCATGACCATCGGACAGAGAGTGAAAATTCGACGCGAAGAGCTGGGTATGTCCCAAGAAGAACTGGCAACGAAAGTTGGCTATAAGTCGAAATCATCCATCAACAAAATTGAACTCGGATTTCGTGTCCTTACGCAGTCCAAAATCAAAGTCATTGCTGACGCTTTGGAAACCACCCCGTCTTATATCATGGGATGGGACGAGGAATCTCATCAAAACGAATGGTCTTCAAAGTTTCGCGATAGTGTGATGCAGATTTTGAATAATGCGGATCCGGCCGACTTGAAGGCGGCAGGCATCAGCGTTCAGGAAATCGAAGAAGAACTGGATGGCAGTGAGCCCATCTCACTGGCCGCCGCCTGCTCTATTGCGGACCAGCTGGGGGAATCCTTGGATTCTCTGCTTGGACACACACCGAAAGAAATGATAAAAGCCGCCCTCCAACAGGAGGACGGCCAAACGGCGGAGATTATTGAATTACTTCTTGACTTGTCGGCTGATCGGCGGCAGGAAGCGTTGAATTATCTTCGCTACCTTTCAGAGCGCGCAGATAAGTAATCAGCCGTGCTTTGTCAGCATCCGACAGCATTCTGACCCCGATAAGTACTTCTGACCATTCTTCTGTGGTCATACGCATTACTCCTTTCCTAGATTACTGTCGGCAGGTTAGTTGAATTATAGCAGAACGCGCAGCTATTTTCAGCTGTTTGTGAAAAAATGCCGAAACGAGGGGGAACAACTATGATTTTGACTACAACTGATAGCATCCAAGGGAAAAATGTGTCTCAATATCTGGGCATTGTTGCATCCGTTATTTTGACCGTCCTGCCGGGCGGAAACAAGATGATGGGTAATGCCATCGATAATTTCACGAAACAGGCGCAGGATGATTTGGAGAAAAAGGCGGCCAAGTTGGGCGCAGACGCCGTTATCGGACTGAAATTTGCCACGCAGGGCAACAATTTCATGCTGCTTGGAACCGCTGTGAAGTTAAGCTGATGGGTGTTTCTCTATGAATCTGAAAGAAATCGCATCGCGCTTGCAGGAATTTAAGAGTGCTTGTGTGACTGGGAATCCAGTCATGCTGAGAAATAGAACGGATTTTCTTGATATTTTTTCGGCGTACGGCCTAACTGCGGACGCGAGTGTGTCAAAAAAGACAGGTCTTTTGATTGTGTGTAGTGACCCGGCGCAAAAGAAAATTGACAGAGCCGATGCCTTGAATATTCCAATCATTTCAGAGCAGCAATGGTATGAACTCATGCCAGAACTTGAAGCCGTTGGAACGTGGAACGGAAAGCAAATTCTGTTTGCGGACAATGATGGCATCTACCGTGTTGAAGTGGACGGTGAAAGCTGATGGCCAGAAAAAAGAATATTGCTGCTGGCCTCGATGCCGTCATCTATGCCCGGTACTCATCGCATAACCAGCGAGAGGTCAGCATCGAGCAGCAGATCGCAGAGTGTACGAAACACGCGGCTGCGCTTGGACTGCGCATTGTTGGTACATACGAGGACAGGGCAATCAGCGGCAAGACGGATAACCGGCCTCGTTTCCAGCAGATGATGCGGGATGCCGAAAAGGGGAAGTTTCAGGCCGTCGTGGCGTGGAAGTCCAACCGCATCGGGCGCAATATGCTGCAAGCCATGGTCAACGAGGCGAAGCTGGACGATTACGGCGTAAAGGTGTTTTACGCTGAGGAAGATTTTGACGATACTGCCGCCGGGCGTTTTGCACTGCGGAACATGATGAACGTCAACCAGTTTTACAGCGAGAACATGGCAGAGGACATCACCCGCGGTCTGTACGACAACGCCAACAAGTGCATGGCGAACGGCCGGCAGCCGTTGGGGTACAAGCGCGGTGCAGACGGGAAGGTCATGCTGGACGAGCCCGCAGCGGCTGTTGTCCGGGAAATCTTCACCCGTGTTGCCGCCGGGGATCTGTTCGTAGATATTGCGCGAGACCTCAACGCAAAGGGCATCAAGACCAGCAAGGGAGCCACGTGGAATAAGGGCAGCTTCCAGAGCATTTGCCAGAACGAGCGGTACAAGGGCATCTACATTTACGGCAACGTCCGCATTGTGGATGGGATTCCACGCATTGTGAGCGATGAATTGTGGTACAAGGTACAGGAGGCCATGAGGATGAAAAAGAATCCGGTTGGAACCCGGCACCGCGTTGGTGCAGAAGATTACCTGCTGACCGGGAAGCTGCGCTGCGGGCATTGCGGCAGCTATATGACGGGTGTATCCGGCACCAGTAGGAACGGAGAGCTACATTACTACTACACCTGCCAGAAGCGGCGCACCGAACACGCCTGCAACAAGAAGAACGTCCGCCGAGATGTTATCGAGCCCGCCATCGCACAGGCCATCAAGATGTACTGCTTGACCGATGACGTTATCGAATGGGTGGCTAATCGGACGGTTGAATACTGGGAAAAGCACGACAACGACCTCCACATTGAGGCTCTGGAGCAGCAGCTGGAAGAAAACAAAAAAGCCACCTCGAATATGCTGAAAGCTATCGAGATGGGAATTATTACGGATGCCACTCGCAGCCGGATGATTGAACTGGAAACGGAACAGTCAAAGTTGGCGGTTCAGCTGAACGCCGCCAAAGCGGATGTTGTCAAAATCGACCGGGACGATCTGATTGATGAACTGCAGATTTTCCGGGACATGGATGTGAACAACCGCAGCGTTCAAGCCGAACTGTTTAAAGACTTCCTTGTCGCAGCCTACATCTACGATGATAACCGTCTGAAGCTGGTCTTTTCCTTTATGGGCAAGGACAATAGCATTGAGATTCCTCTGGAGACCGGGGAAGACCCGCCGGATGGTGAGGATTCGCCAGATGCCAAAATGTTCGTTTTGACTCCTGATTGCTCCACCAAAAAAGCACTGTACTTCGCAGGAAGTACGGTGCTTTTCTTTTTGTTGAGGCCGAGGGGGCTGCATTGCTTCGCCTGCAGCGTTTTCGGCCCAGTTACACCCCGAAAAAAATATGCTGCCCCGGAGCAGACCGGGCAAAGCCTCGGAAAGCTCTGGGGGCAGCATAGCTCATTTTATGGTTCGGTCAGGTGTGGGTGCAGAGGTACTCCACCCATGCGTCATACCCGGCGGGCAGCAGATGGT